TCCTACCTTTGCTGACGGTCTGTATCGCTGCATCTGCGATCCCACCTTCATGATGCACCTGCGTCGTGATCCCGACTTCCGTGAGATCGCTCGTTACGCTGGTAACCCTGGCCAAGGCATGTACATGGGCAACCCCATGATGCCTAACAACGCCAGCTTCTTCATGGGTCCCCAGGCTGGTCAAGGTTACTTCCTGGCTGGCGAACCTGTGATGCCTACCGGTGTTCAGTTTGAAGGTGTGAAGTTCTTCGAGTCGACCAACTTCCCGACCAAGAACATCACTGCAACCTTTGCCTCTGATGGTGCTGCTACTTACAGCTCCCAGGAAGTGGCCCAAGGTTACTTCTTCGGTCCTCAGTCCGTTGGCGTGGGTATCGGCGGTCCTAACGCTCAGGTGCTCATCAACAACAACGACGACTTCAGCCGCTTCATCATCCTGATCTGGCAACTGTACGCTGGTTTCGAGATCCTCAACAAGGACTTCGTGACCACCGCCTTCAGCTTCGTGTCTGATGACGGCAACGTCTGATATTCATAAATAGTCAACCTTAAGGAAAAGATAAATGACCTATCTTTCGTCTAAGAAAATCTTCCCAGGCAACTGGGCAGAGCCTCTGAACGGTTGGTACAAGAACATCGATACCAACGACAGCGGTAGCAACGACGCTTCCAAGGGTGGCCCCACTTCGGTGCTGGCCATCCCTGGCTGGAAGTATTTCCAACAGCGTGGTTACGTGGCTGTATCCAACACCTCTGGTGGCGGTGCAGTTGCTACCGGCAACGTGATCGTTCCTTCCCCTTATCGGAACGACGACACCCGCCCCGACATCACCGGCATGGTGATCTCCGGCGATAGCACCCTGCCTGCATACGTCTACCGCGCCACCATCTCCGTGGCTTCCGGTTGGGACGGCACCGTGGCCTCTGGTATCTACGCTGCTACCGGCACCGTGGTTACCTTCGGTCGCGACTCCAGCGGCCCTGTGTCCGTGACCGGCGTGGGCGAGCCTGTTTCTCAGGCCAACCTCACCTCGACCGTGTCTGGCGCTCAAGCTGGTGAAGTGTTCTTCGCTGGTGCCTCTGCTGCTTACAGCGAGCTGCCCCTGCTGACCGCCACCGGCGCTGCTGGTGTGGATGTGTCCGGCGTGTACAAGGAGCTGACTGCTTCTACTACCTTCAAGGTGTATGCCCGTGGCACCACCACCGGCACCTCCACCTCTGGTGGCTGGTACATCTCCGATGCCGACTCTGCTGCCAACCGCAAGGGTTACTTCGTGGTTGAGGTTTGCTACCTCCAGCCCGACGTGGCTCCTGGCTACGAGGACATCGACGGTTACCTGCTCGGTCGCACCGTTAGCTGATTGATGTAAACTAGGACCAGATAAACCCTGGTCCTATGTCTACAACTGCTTCACCTCTGTATCAACATAAAAAGACAGGGGCACGAGTCAAAGTAGTAAGTGAGTGGGATAACGGCGACTGGTTCATGGTTGAAGACCAAGACGGTCGCCTTTATACCGCTTATAAAACTGAGTTGGTTCCTGATGAAGCAGCAACAAAGAAAGTTCAAACGCTTCAAGTGAAGGACAAGGCTGCCAAAGAAGAGCCTCGTTCTTTTCCACCCGATACACGTTTGAACATCAACTCAGCCACTGCCCAAATGATCGCTGATCACATCAAGGGTATTGGCTTGAAAACTGCTCGCGAGATTAAAGACCTGCAAATGTCCTTATCGGGTGAAAGGTTCAATAATCTCGAGCAACTCAAACAGATCAAGCGGGTTGATTGGGACGCCGTTCTTGCAGCTGACCTGATCCGAGTTTGATTCATCTCCTCTGGAACACCCCTGGGAAACCGGGGGTTTTCTTGTCTTAAAATCAAAAATAAAAGGATAATGACGTATACGCCCATTCGATCAGGATTCACAGGCCCTAGCGCCAAGATCGGTGGATCGACTGATTACCATATCGATTTAAAGCTGCTTCAGTCTTTGCCTGTTGCCGAGCGTGTCAAGGCGGTAGATGCACTGGCTAAGCAGTATCAATCGATTGGGCGTGAGATCGAATTCTCCAATGCGGCAGTATCTGGTCGCCGCTGGGATCTAAACAAAGATCTTTCTGACAAGGTTGACCTGCTTGAGCGTGCCGCTGCTGCTCATGGTCATAGCAGGCATCCCGGCTGGCAATCACTTGACTTCTACGTTCCTTTCAAGGGCAAAAGTCGCTTTGACAAGGGTGCCGTCGAAGATGCGTCAATTTTTCTCCCAGGTGTGGCTGGAGGCAAGGTTCGTCGTGGCTCTGGCGGAGGTTACGGATACTACTCTGAATCATTGGATCCCAGTGGCAAGGTTCTTTTTCGAGTTGGTCATGGCAATATCGATCGCCCGGAAAAAGATGGTGAAATTGCGATTGCAGCGCAAACAACGCCGCCAGTTGCACCAGCTCCTACGGGAGGAAGCACAGAGAGTTTGCTCAACCAAGCATTACTGACAGGATTGGTACAGAACCAGGCCTCTCAAAATGAATTGCTTAGTGCCTTAACAGAAGCCTTAGGAAAGAAGGAAAAACCCAAGACATTGTCCCAGCAACTTTCTGCATCCTTGGTAAGTAACGCAATTAGCCAAGCTTTAAATCCAAATCAATTTCTTTCTCAATTCATGAGTGAAGATCCGTATCTTCAAGGCAGTTCCCTGGCAACAGGTCAGTTCCTTGGCGGAAATCTCTTTTGATTAGCTGCAACTATAATGAGTTGATGCTGGAAGGTAGAAGTGCAGTTATCTGACTTTGACAAAAGTAGGGTCAGGTATCACCTGGGCTACTACACTGTGTCTGTCCCAGCGGGTGACTATGCCCGCTTGGAAGAGGCCATGAATACAGTGCCTGATTCTTACTTCTACGATAAACTGGTTATTCAGATTGGCCGTTGTGATACGGCCGAAAAGAAGACCGAGGTTGCCAGCTCTCCTTCCACCCGGTTGGAAACCATCCTGGGTGACGTGGATCGTACGATTCGCTCCAGCAATGCCAAAGAGGCACTGAAGGTTTGGGATGAGATCTATCTCTATGAAACCAACCGACTCGCTGGCATCCTCTACGTTCCTAACTACAAAGATCCGTTCCAAGCTCGCTATCGCTACGAACGATCCGGTGCTGAATTTATTCAGGCCTTACCTGGACCCGCTGACACTGCTGTTGGCTCTCGTATTTACCTGATGGAGAACTGGCGATAATGTGGCAATTTCTTAGGCAATTTGCACAATCCAGCCCTCAAGTGCTAAGGGCAGTGCAGGGCTTTGGCTCCAAGGCAGCACCTGCTGTGAAAGCTGCTGCAGATAAAGTCACGAATCCCCAGACCTATAGAGCACTGGCTGGTCAAGCTGAACGCGTACTGCAGAAGCCGTTACCACAGGCCTTCTCTGGTCCCAACTTTGGTAATATCCCCACCCGCTTCACGGGGATGATTTCCGATCTGACCAATGCGCCAGCCGGACTGACTCGCAACGTACAGACCGGTATGGTCAACCGTGCCATTCAAGAAGCTGCTGGTATTGCACCACAACTTTCTCGTGCTGCTGGTCAGACTGCAGAAGGCGCCCTCCGTGCTCCGGTCATCGGCAATGCTTTGCGTGCTGGTCAATCTGTTCTGACCAACCCAATGCAAACCGCCATTCAAACAGGTGGCCAGTTTGCTCGTGACCCAAACCTGCGTCGGGAGTTCATTAAACAATTTGGCGGCACTACAGAAAAAGCAGCGCGTGCTTTAAGCGGTCAATCTGGTTTTGGTCAAGTTGGCAGTGTGTTCCGCAACCTTGCTCCTGGTGGCGCAACAGGTTTGAGGGGCACAGCAGTGCTGGGCGCTGGTGGAGCAGCCTGGGGCCTGGCAGACCCAACTCCCATGATTCAAGCAAGTCAAGGTCTTTTAGGTGTTCTGCAAGATCGTGGACTTGTTTACGATCCACGCAAAGATCCTCGCGTTACTCCCATCCAAGATCGTCCTGTCGTCAATCCTGGTGAACTGGCACCTGATTACAGTGGCAGATTAGATCGAGCATCTAGGTTTTCGGAATACGCAGCATTAGGTGGCACTCCGCCGCCTGCCCCCGTTCTTCCCCCTCCTCCAGAGGTGATTGACGGGCGTGCCGGACAACAGATTCCTCCCGCTGCTCCAGTGGCACCTGGGACGTTATCTAACGGGGCCGGTGTTCCCGCACAACGCCAAAATGTTCAACAACGCGCACTCTCTCAAGAAGTACTTAATGCTGCTCAGCAGTACTCTGCTCCTGCAGGTATCGCCCTTCCTTCCTTCTATGCGGGCCAGCAGCAACTGGGTAGGAGCATGGAGCAGACTGGAGAGCTTCAGCGTCAGTTGAAAGAAATTGGTGGTGCTACTGGGATGAGCAACGAAGCCCTGATGCAATGGGCTCAAGCCAATCCAGAACTTGCCTACCGCGAACTGATGAAACTGAAAGGGAGGAACCAGTAGTGGCGCCAAAGCGTGTTGGTATTCTTCCAGCAGAAGAACGGATGGCCATTTTTCGTGGGGCCAAGCAGCTTGGCCTAGACCCCTACGAATTTGGTGCCTTCCTTTCCTTGGAAGCTGGCCCCAACATGGATCCCAATATCGTCGGAGGTGCTGGTGGTCGCCATAAAGGTCTGATCCAATTCGGGCAGAACGAGCAGCAAATGTACGGAATCTCTGGCCCTCAAACCAGAGCCGGTCAGATGCCAGCTGTTCTGAAGTATTTCGAGGATCGTGGCTACAAGCCGGGCATGGGTATCGCTCGTGCTTATGCGACCGTATTAGGTGGGAATCCCAATGTTTCGTTGACGGCGGAAGATTCGTTTGGAACATCAGTCCAATCGATGCTGCCCCGTTTTAAAAAAGGCGGGGATTACTACGCCAACGCACAGCGGGTCCTGGGAGACATTCCAGCAGATCTTGGTGGCCAAGCCCCAGTTGCTCCCGTTGCCAAGAATCCGACGACGACTGCACAGCGCAAGCAACGTGCTGAATCGTTACTCGGCAGCGTAAAGGAGAACATCGTGGAGCAATTGCTTCGCAGTGCTCTTCAGGTCCCCACAGTCCCTGGTGTTTTCGGCACCACGGTAGGTTTCCAGAATCCCGGCAAACTCTTCTAATGGCTTATATCGAATACGCCGATAAGTATCTACCAGGTGAGGTGTATCGCAGCACTTATGGCGCTGCGAGCACCAACCCTTTTTATCAGGTATTGAGCAAAGCAAAAAGTAAAGTTAAGTTCTATCCCAACGAAGAAGACACGATGTCGGGGGAATCGTTCCAACGCTTCCTAAATCTGCAACGGGATCCGGCCTCTCTTTATCAAGAAGCCATTAAATATCCCGATGGTTTCAATCAATACATGAGCGTTGTCCGAGAGTTCGGATTGAATCCGGGCTCGGTATAATAGACAAACAAGAGGACTTAGAGACGTGTCGAGTACATCAACGAACAAGCAACCCCTGTTGGTCGACAGGCCGTTATTTGATTCCACGCGTATTACCACTCAGACTGTGGGTAGCGCAACGACTAATTCAATCTTCGTTCAGGGTGGTCAGGCTCCTTCCATCCTGGTGGATATGGATGCTGCCCTGGAAGAAGACAACAATAATGGTGGTGTTGTCGATTCGATTTCTATTGTCCGTAATGACTATTACCGAGACGCAGACTACACAGTCTCTACTGGTACTTCTGGCACTGTCATCTCTTTAATCAGCGGGCAAGTCGTCCTCGTTTTTGATACTGGCGTTGTTTCGACTCCAGCCGCAAGTGGTTTTGGTTATTACACCTACACAGGTACGACTACCCTGACCGGTGTAAATACTGAGCTGCTTTACTCCGGTGGCACCACAAGCGGCTTCTTTTACAACGGTGTTAACTATGGCTACCAGCCTAAAGTCACCTTTGTGTTTTACCACACCCGTGGCACGACGACCCCTGTCCCCGCCTCTGGTGACTACAAAGTTCTGTTTGCCAAACAGGTGCCAGCCAACACTCAGCGTGTTGATTGCTCGGATGTAATGCCTGAACTGGCTACTCCCGTAGTTTCCGCTGGTAACACCACTGGACTTGGCAACGGCGCTCCCCTACGCAACCGTGGTATTTACCTGGAGCGTGGCGATCGCATCTATGTTGGCGTGTTCCCAGATGGTCCCAACATCTCCGGTTACAACCCTGGTGCTCACGTCACGGCACAAGGCGGCTTCTTCTAACGATGGCAAAACGTGGAAACTCCTTTGGAGTAGCCCGTAATTCCAAAGGCAACTCATTTGGGGACTTCATTCGCTCAGAAGCGATGACCCCTAAAAATGTAACTCCAATCCGGACTGAGTTCTCTAAAGGCTCAGTTCCGGATTCTATTTATTCGTCCAACAGGGAATCGGCTTGGTCTAGGTGGAGGCGTGGGTTTGAAATTTACTCTCACAGTATTGCCACCGAGGTCTACAGCTATCCTTTTGATTACCTCATCCCTCTGCCTCCAGGAACCGTAATACCCCCTGGTGCAAACCCACCCAAGATTCCGGGTGCATTCCAGGGTTTTCCAACCACGAACAAAGAACTAGGAATGCACTGGGCTGGTGTGCGTATCGCAGGTAGTTTACGCTTCGATAACATCCGGGATAAAGACGGAGATCCTTCTCCGATTCTGTCCGTCACAGAGGATGAAAACTACTGGTACGTCACTATAAGTGGCGACTGGAGTGCAGCCAATCCCCTTCCAGCACCTCTGTTCATCCCTCCTGTAGGCCCGGTTCCCAAGCAATATCCGATTAACGGAGAGATCCTGGAAGATCGGATTATTACCGTTGGCGGCACCCCGATCAACAGTCAGACAATCGACCCTACAACCCAGAAACGGTACGGGTACGTCCAAGCAGTTCTTGTTTCGACCGATGAAGTCAATGGGATCTTAAAGCTGCAAAAACAAGGCTCGGTTGAATCCACGCCTGATGGCGCCCTCCAAACACCAGCAAGCAGACCTCCAAACGTAGGGAGATACCTGATGACAGGGACGCGCTACTGCTGCTCGTGCCAGGACTTCACACGCAGAGATTATGCGTACATGATGGGCCTTGGCAACGGAAATCAAAAGATCTTTCCACGTACCAAGGTTTCAACTGTCAAGCCTGGGCGCCGTGAAATCATGCGTCTCAGGGGCGTGGTCGACAACAGCGCCATGACAAGCGCGACAGTCAATCGTCAGATGGAAGTGATTGCCCCTGCGGCTGAATACAACGTCCCACCAACCATCACTCCAAACACACAGACGGTCCCTGGAACAATCAGAGACAACCCTGGTGTATTCAGAGATTTTGGTAAAACCTACACAAGAAATAACCCATTGCCGTCTCTAGAAGGTGCCAGAGCGGAAGGCCCTCCCAACTACAACGATTACACAACGTCTCCCAACGGTGATGGATCATTCACTATTACGTCTCTCACCGACAACTGGACGCCACTGCTGGATGAGCTGCGTTACTGCAAGCACATCTATGCAATGAAATTTGCAGAGAAAGTTTTTCCTCCTGAGCCTTCTGATCTCCCGGTTGAGATTGGAAGCATAGTGGAATGGGAACAAAAACTCGTAGAGGACACAGAGAAGGAGAACCAGAAGGCTGGTTATGAGTTAGCTAGACGCGGTTTATCTTTAATGGACGTGCCTCCATACAACTGTCAAGCACCGATGATGATGCCAATGATGCAGAAGTTGTTTAATGTTCCATCAACGTTTGTGTTGATGACCGGATTCCGAATGTACGATAAAAACGGAACAGAATACAATCCTTCTCAAGGCGGGAGGCCTGCAGTGTAATGGCGGACTTTGGAGAAATTGTCGACGGAACGTTTGCTTTGTCACCTGAGCAAATTGACGTACGCAAATATGGATTTAGCCCAATCAAGGCCAGTGGCATCCCAACGGTTTATCACCCTGGTGACGTGGTGAACCTTCCGTTTGTCTCTGGAGAAATCTCGAGCATGGAAGCAATCGGTTTGGCCTGGTACGCATTCTCAAGCGGCGTAGTGCCTGAGTAGCATAAGAATTCTTAATATTGTATACTTATATTAAGTCTCACGAGACTTAATAAGGAATCCTTTACCCCTTGCGAGCTGGAACGACCATTGGATATGGTTCGTACAAGCACAGCTCATCTCAGCCATGACTCACGCACCGCCACTAGACCAGCGGATCGTTGACGAGTTCTTCCAGCTGGAAAGCCGCCGTGGCTCTAAGGGAATTGCCTGGCTCTATGGCATGATCGCTACCTATGGCATTAAGCCAGAAGAGCTAGAGAGTGGTTATCGGTGGGACGGAACAGCTATCGTATTGACAACTAAAAAGCGTCCCATCCGCCCGCTGCATCCACAGTGGGTGTTCTTGTTTCAGCTCAAAGAAAAGCAGCCTCACAAGCTGCAAGGCTGCTGGAACCCACTCTCTGCATCCCTTTACAGAGCGATGGCGCATCAGCAGGTAAGCTTCAACATCACCGATCTGCTACTCGCGCACCGTCTGCGCAAGAGCTATTACCGACAACTCAAGCAGCAACAGGCATCAGTCCCTGCTTACGCAGTTGCTTCCTGACGGCTTCCACGTTCCAGCGATAGCTGTCGCGTGACATGCAACCAGGAAAGGCTGCGAAGTGAGGACCCAGCTTCAGGGTACCGTTATCACGGTACTGAAATAGGGTTTTGCGATCGATGCCCAGGAGTTCTTCTGCCCGTTGAGCAGAGACCCATCCCCGTGCCTTAGTCATGATGTGGCGTTGAAACGCGTACTCGTATACCGTATCAAGAGTCAAGCACCTGTCAACAGGCTTAAGCAAAGTTTTATCTCTTTAGTTTGGTCGGCTACATGTATGGGGAAATTAGAATAAATTAACGGCAACTAAAGAGTATGTTCAACTGTGAACAGGATCCCCTCGCCCTGCTCATTGAATTAACTCCGAAGTTAGCAAAACGACGTTTCAGACAATCTATCTACGACGCTTGGGACTGCAAGTGTGGCTATTGCGATGAGCCCGCCACCTCCCTTGATCACATTGTTCCCAGGTTTAAGTCTGGTTCCAGCAATCGCAATAACCTAGTACCTGCCTGCCGTAGGTGCAACGCTAACAAGGCCAGCAGCTGTATGGAGGAATGGTACCGAGAACAAGACTTTTTTTGTGAGATTAAACTGCAACGCATCAAGAACTGGATGTCCCAGGAGATCATCGATCTACACGCCTACACCAGCCCTGGAGCCCAACCAAGATTTGCGGTCTAAGCTTGATAAGATAATATGATCGAATAAAAAACTGATATGGGTATTGCATACGATCCCAGAACCTTGTCGTGGGTTGTTACCCAGGAAAAAACGGACTATAAAACCGACTATCAAACCAACTACCAAACTGATCGTCCTACCAACTATAAGACGAATTACAAAACCGATTACCTTACAAACTATGCAACGAATCTTCCTACAAATTTAAAGTTTGATCATCCAACAAATCTGCCGACTAATCTCGAAACCAATCTCAATACAAACAAGACATATAGCGCGAAGATTGATTTACCAAATGGCAGAACAGTAAAGATTGAATTTGTTCCAGTTGTTGGAGACAGGCATGTTTACACCATAAGAGACGGGGAAAGCAGTGACGATTACGAAGTTACTGGCGTCAAGGCAACTCTGTACAGGGCTCTTCAGAATGCAGGTGTTCCCAAGCATCGGCTAAACAGCTATGCAAATGACCACATCGGAGGCGTAAGAAACATACGAGATAAGAACAACGAGAATGCAGAAAAAAATGCAGCCAATGCCGCAACAAACGCTGCAAACAAAACGACGAACGATGCCAATGCAAAATTAAACAATGACAACTACAACGCCAACATTGCAAATGCGAACACCAACGCAGCCAACCAAAAGCTTAATGAAACCAATTACCTTTTAAACCAGAAAAATATTGCCAAAAATCAGGCAAATAATGAATTAAACGTAGGGAATGACAAACTAAACAAAGAGGCTATAGATCTTAATGAAAAGAACACACTTCTTAATCAAGAACATACCTACTTAAATACCAGCAACACTGCTCGCAATAACTACTACAACAAAACCCTTCAGATTGTTAATTCAACTAACGGAGGAGACTACGTAAGTCAAAGAGATAAACTCAACGAACAAGACCTCATCAACGCTGGTGTCAAACCAGATGAAGCAAAAGAGTTAGTTGATTACATCAAGGCTCAGTATAAAGATTTCTACAAGACAGAAAAGCTGGAGGTATGGGATACCAAATTAGGTGTGCAGCCTCCTTATGCAGACTATCTAATTAACCAAGCTGGTGTTAAGCCAGACGCTGTTACTGGAACGTTTGATCCTAAATACTACAAAGAGCAGAATCCAGAGCTTGCAAAAGCCTATGCAGAAGCTGTTGCTAATGATGACCTTGACATCATCGAGCGATATGGCGAAAACAACTTCTACTGGCAGCACTACACCAACATTGGTAAAGCACAAGGTCTACGCGGTAACCCAGAGGAAGCCACTGCGCAGGCAAACTCCTACATAGAAGAAGGACCAACCGATGCTGAGATCCAGCAGATACGTGACTTGCAGCTTGGTGTGGACCAGGACACCATCACTCAACGTCTTCTGAACATCACAGAGGTCAATAACGAATGGACCAAGGCACGTCAAGGAGATCCATACTGGACAGCTCTGGCGAAAGAGAAGTATCTAGACGTTGAGAACGCAGACGAGTTTGCTGTTTTGTTCCGTTTATCAGACCGTGAGCAAGACAAGCAAATTGCTCTTAACTACAACATCAACGCCGGTAGTGGTATTACAGAACTGGAACAAGCAATCAATGATGCAATCGGCGCTAAAGCTGAAGTCGATATCAAAAAGTTTGCAGCACTGAACCAAAGCATACTTAAAGAAACAATTGATCAAATGAAAAAGGTAAAAGCTGAGCAAGAAATGCTGAGCTTTTACAAGGGTTTCCAGGGTTTTAACGAGATCTTCAACATCAACGAAACACTTGCCAACTCCATCCTGGGAGATACAGGTGTAGGAGGAATTCTTTCATTCACCTCAGCCGGTAAAGCAGAAGAAGATCTGCTTGGTGCCCTTGGTAACGTAACGGGAATGCGTAACAATGTTGGTTACAACTGGCAGCAGTGGTTTGATCAGGCTATTAAAGAGAAATACGGAATTGACTACACACTTTTTGAGCCTCTGGAAGAAAAAAAAGATATTATTGACGCTTTTACCAGTGAATTAACCAAGGGAAAAGTCTATGACATAGCTAAAGGCGAGTTCAGCGAAGAGTTTTTAACTAGGGCTGGTTTTACCAACTCACAGGCATTGGTTGATTTTCTGCAAAAACAAGGAACAGAAGGCCAAACAATCCTTGATGTGATCAAAGGGGATCCAGGAGATGGAGCCAAAACGACGCTTGTACCAATTCGTTCACGCCTTGAGGCTGATATTAGGACTCTGGATGAACAGAAAGATAGAGCCCTGGCTTTGTCATACACGGCTGGAGATAAAACCCAAGCCATGAACATTGAGGCTCAATTTGCTCGTGACTACATTGATGAGTATTTGATGCCACGTTTCAACACAGCTCGTTCTATGGATGAGTTTGTTGAATACCTTGATGTTCGTCAAGAAGAAAAGAACCCCTTCCAAACTCAAGACTCTTACGATGCCCTGAAACTACTAGGTCAACAGTACACACAAAAGTATTTAGATGACATCAAGCTAGAAGGCCCCAGGGCATTTGACCCCAATTTCTACTTCAATCCCATCACAGACAGTTACAACCAAGCGACGTATGAAAAACAAAGAAACACTGTTGCGGAAGACTGGGAGAAAGCAAAAGCTGGTGATCCATACTGGCAGGCACAAGCCTATCGATTTGGCATTGACATTAATAATCAAGCTGCGTTTGCCCGCATGCACTTTGAGGTGAAGGGACAAGGCTTAGGTTTCGATCCGGCAGAAGACATCGTAAACGCTGGCAAAGTTAAAGACTTTATTTATGACACAGTTCTTCCTGTCATGGAAGAAGAAGCACTTAAGGGTGATCCGGTATTCGGTCAATTCATTACACCAGAAGAATTTGCGGATGAAATGTTAAGAGGCCTGGATCCTGCAGAAACTCCTGATGAATGGAAAGAGGTCTTGCAGCGCTATGGGCTCCAAGATTTTGCTGGGAACATCGAAGAATTGAAGGAATATATTATCGAGACCTTGCGAACTGGCTCCGCACAAGAGATCCGTGAAGAGATTAAATACTTGAATGAAAAACGTCAAAGACCAACACAAGAAATTCTTGGCGTTACATATATTGAAAGACCAGAAGATTATAAAGATGAAATGGCGAAGCCAACAACACAATTATATGCAACGTTTCAACAGGCGGGTTACCAAGGTACAGAAGA